CTACAGTGCTAAGGCTGGAAAGTTTGCGGCCCTTGGTTCTACTCCTTTATGGTCTAAAGTGCGGGATGGTGCACATTACATAGCCCAGTCTGCCGGTGACGCTGTCAGGGCAGCAGGGGATGTGGTTAAGGACCAAGCTAGGAGGGCCAATGAAGCTATGCAACCAGCCGTCACAGTGGAGCAAGCAGGAGGCGACGCCTGGGCTAGTGCAGAAGCCAGCAACCTACAACGCTCCTTGGGGTATTATCAGTTCCCATGGCCAATCAGGTTCTTTGGTGTGGCTTTTGAGGAGACATTGAAACACGGTCCTTGGGGAAAGCTGGGGTTGGCGTTTGTTGTCGGTCAGGAGGTCTATACGCAGAGCCTGGCGGGCCCTGTAGCTCTGGCCGGCTACCTTAGCACCACTGGAATCATGCATGTCGTGACTCACAAACTCCCGTTCTTTAAGGGGTGCGTGGCTCACTTCTGCTTCAATGAGGCTGTAGCAGCCCTTCACTATGCCAAGCTTCAACAGCTGGGCGCGGTCGGTAGCGTGTTTGCAACGATTGGCACTAAATGGGCCGTCCTTGTAGCAGCTTTCTGGCTGATTGCCCGCGGTACGAGCCGGTTCCAAAAGTGGAGGCATGACATGTATGAGAAACCTTGGGAGGAGCGCCAACAGCATGAGGCTTCCCCGAGGGTCAACGCGATAGCCCCATCTGATGCATGGGTTCCGAGGCAGGAAGCGTACGTTCCTGAACCTAAGGAGTGGGACGACGCAGTTATTCTGCGCACGCCGCTCCCTGAGGACGTAACCGCCAAAGACCCTGGTCTAAATCAGATATTGCTGACACTCCCCACATCTGAGCCAATCTATGTCCCCGCGTACAGTCCGCATAACGACCTAACCATGATTATCAACCGCATTGCGTTTCCCCCCCCGATGGACCCTGAGAAACAGGGAAAACGGTGGAGAGTGGTTCCTGACGTAGTGCCAGTTGAGGAGGACCAAATGGTTTGGGAGGATGTGGAAGGCCCGTACTTGGATCATTGTAGAGAGGACCCCATGAAGAATCAGCGGGTTCTCCAAGCTAAGCTTGAGCAAACGCAAGTCACCATCCATGAGGCTCATCAACAGCTCAGGACGACGGTGACGTTTGTGAAGGCCAATGAATCCTTGTGCAAGCCTTTGTCCACGGAAGACTTCTCTTTCAACCCTCGCGCTATAAACAGCGTGGGGGGCCATGTCCAGTATGCCGTCGGTCCATACATCTTCGAGGCTTCAAAGCGCCTGAAGAAACGATGGCATCCCTCAGTCCTAGAGTTCCAGACTCACAACGGCATCTTGTTCCACTATACTTACGGTAGTCCTTTGACTTCTGTTGAGTTGACCCAGTGGTACGAAATGGTGACCTCTTACATTGATTTGAATGCTAAGCCTGGCCACAAGGTTGTGTTTTTGATTCTCGCTGGGGATGACGCGGTGGGTGTTTTGGTTGATGGCTTGGTCACCACTTTAATGACGAGTGACTTTTCCAAATTCGACCACACACAAAGAGAAGGTCCACTTGCGTACCAGCTCCGTCAGGCCGCGCGACAGCAGGTCCCGAAGCAGGTGCGTAGTCTTCTGTGGGCGATGTATGCTGCCACCATAAAGGTGAAGGACACTGTCTTGGTACCCGCTGGGAGAGTCCGGAGAACAGGTGGACCGGACACGACCGACGGCAATACCAAGGTCAATGCAGGCGCCCAGACATTCGTTCTCTCGCACTATGTCTGGACCCAGAGAAGTTTGGTTGAGGGATTTGGCTTCCTTGGTCTTGTAGCCAAGTGCTCCCTTCATTACTCCTGGGATGAGGTTTCTTTTCTTAAAGGAGCCTGGTGGCCTACAGCCACGTCTCGTGTGTGGTCTCAACTCCCAAGTCGTGTTGTCAAGGTCGGTAAGGCCTTAGATGACCCTAGGAGGATCTTCAAGGTCAAGGACCTCTACAAAGCCGCAGGAATGCACCTAGCTAGCATTGCTAATGGGTATGCCAGCTTTCCTCAGGTGCCCATCCTCGGAGCCTTTGTAGCTAGGTTCAAGGACCCAAAGGTCAAGGCCTGGCACGAGCGTGATGAGCAGTACAAGGTGTCTGCGGGTTGGCCTTCCCCCCCTGATGTTGACCGTGAAGGCGCGCTAGAGCTTATAATGGCGCGCTACGGGATCACAGCTGAGGAGGTCCGTGAAATCGAGGTGCTGTTAACAGCATCTCGTCCTCTTACACAGGTGGAGCATCCTGCGTTTGAGGTGCTAGCGGCGCGTGATTACGCATAAAGCTGGCAAATCCTGGCCCTGACGGTGTAGTGGAGGTTGTCAGGGAGAGAGCGGCGGCTCTAGCGAACAATCGGACGAACCGGTAAACACGTTTGCCGTTTCTTTCCAAACCACGGAATCAAAACTTTGGTTACTTGCTGTTACGACAGTGCGACTTTAGTTTATGCCAG